TGACACCTTGTATAACTCCCTTGTTCATTGCATCTTCAATTTCATTTAAATTCGCAGTATCTAAAAAAAGTTTCATTTTAATCCTCTATGTGTTTATAAGTTTTTCCATCTTCAACAATGTGTGAATCACCATCGTCATCTAAAGTAGAAAATTCAATAATAATAGTATCTTCTAAAGCTATTCTCATATGCATAAAACCAACTGGAATGTGAAAAACATCGCCCTGCTCTAATATTAAAGAAGTGTTCTTTGCTCTTCCTATTCTTGTGCCAATTTTAAGTCTTCCGCTTTCTATGTAATACGATTCTTGTTTTTTGACATGATACTCCATACTACTTTGAGTATCTTTTTTCATAAATATTCTTTTAACAGTATACAAGTCGTTTTCAAAAAGGGTTTTCATATCACCCCAATACTTGTCTACAGCCTTTACAACTGTTGAAATCTCAGGAAGTGTTTGGCGGCCGTATTTTATTTCATTTTTGTCCATAATAGTTATTCTTACCGTGTTTTCTTAAAAAATGTTTGTCCAAAAGGACTTGATTTATTTTTTCAGTTAGGTCTGAATTAAGCATCATCGTTTTAAAAGCAGTTTCTGCTATATGCTCTAAGACTATAGCATTTTTTAAGGCAGTTTTTAAATCTTTTCCCCAGGTAAAAACACCGTGAAGCGGACAAAGTGCGGCGCCCATATTTAGTGGGTCAATGTTTTTGTCTTTAAAATACTCAACTATCTTTTTACCTGTGTTTAGTTCATATTCATTTACTATTTCGCTGTCTGTAAGACCATACACAAGGGGTATATCTCCATAAAAATAGTCAGCATGAGTTGTTCCAAGACACGGAATAGATTTTTTTGCTTGAGCGAATATAGTTGCATATTTCGAATGTGTATGTATTACAGCATTTACCTCATTAAAATTATCATATAATGCTAAATGAGTTGGCGTGTCTACTGATTGTTTGAGGCCCGATACTAAAGCTTTTGTTTTTAAATTAATTTTAGAAATATTTTCTTTATTTAAGAATTCAAAATCAACACCGGATGGCTTTATATACACGTGATCATCAACCCTGCAACTAGCATTGCCCCAGGTAAAAATAACTAATTTTTCTTTTTTTAAACTTTGATTGGTCTTTATAAGCTCTTCAATCATTCTATATTTCACCTTTTACATATTTTGCGGCCATTTCATTTGCTTTCTTTAAATCCTCATAAGCCAGATAAGCAGCATAAAAGCAATCACCAGCGCCAATTGTAGACTTTACATTTTCAACGCGAAAAGCTTTTTCAAGCTTTCCATTCAGTTCGCTTCCTTCGCTTCCTTTTGTTATAATAACATTTTTTGTTCTTGTGAGAGTTTTTGATTCATTTTCATTACAAACAATGTAGTCAAAATTATTAAAATTGTTTAGTGTGGATTTTTTATCTGAAACTTGTGATGCCGCAAAAGTTTTAGAATTTGCCTTTTCAACAGTTTTAATAGTATCATTAGTGACAACACCACAACGATAGTCTGATATAGCTACAATGTCATATTTGTTTAAATCATATGACTTGGGGAAGGGCATTTTTAATGTAGTATTTGTATCATTGATTTGTAGGTGTTTGTATTTTGAATCACCATGGTGAATATAATATCTAGATTTTTTATTTTCAACAGAATTATCTAGATTTCTCACGCTAACTGGGTATCTTTTTTTAAATTTTATTTCATTTTGCTTGCTCATACAAGTTACAAAATCAACTTCTACGCCAAATAAACAAAGATATTTGGCCACATTTGCTGCGCCACCATAAGAAATGTCTGTGCTTTTAATTTTAGTTTTAAATGTTGGCGATTCTAGAGATAAACCTATGACTTGTAAATTAATGTCCTCATCAATTATAGTATCACCGATTACTAAGACTTTTTTAGCCAAGTTTCTATCTCTTTAATTTTTTTTATGGTACTCGTTGTAGAATAATCTTTTACAAAAGGGAATATCTTTACATCTATCTCATCTGGTACTTGATCTCTTTGTCTTACTTGTTCTTTTGTCCATTCGCCTCCTTTTACTAAAATATTTGGATTCATACTTTTTAAAAGGTTTTTTGATTCGAGTTCATCAAAGATTACAACTTGATCAACGAAAGTTAAGGATTCCAGTATTTTTTTTCTGTCAACTTGATTATTTATCGGGCGACTATCACCTTTTATAGCGCGAACAGATTTATCAGAGTTAATACCTACTATCAATTTATCACCTAAGCTTTTTGCAAATTTAAGTAATTGAATGTGACCTGTGTGCAATATATCGAATACACCATTTGTAAACACTATTTTATTTTGTTTTTTTGATTTATCTAGTTTTTCTACTCGTTTTACGTGACGACCCTCTCCAAAATCAGTTACTAACCATGTATCTAATATTTTTAAACTTTGCTCTTCATCTGTAATCCAACTTCCTAGACATAAGACATTGGCGTTATTGTGCTCTCTACATTTAGGCGCCGTAAATTCATTATGAACTAGCGCTGCGCGAACATTATCAAATCGATTGGCAGCGATGCTCATACCTACACCAGTTCCACAGATTAGTATTCCTTTATCTACATCTTTTCGAGAGACTATTTCTGCTAACTGACTGGCGTAGTCAACATAATCAACTTTATTTTCAGTCTCATATGGGCCTAGATCAACAACCAAATGATTATTGTTTTTTAGGTAATTTTTTATTTTTTCTTTAAGAGCTACACCATTATGGTCTGATGCCAATACAATACTATCCACCGCTATTTTCCTTCATTTCTTCCAACAATGTTAAAAACAATTCTATGGCTTTTTCATTTCTTTGTTTTATATTGTTAATTAATTCTTTTCCATTCATAGAAAATAAATCTTTTTCTGAAGCAAAGCCTAGTAATCTTGGTCTCGTTACAAGTTTACAATTTAACATTTTGCACTCAGCGCTGATTCTAGAAAAAGTTTCTAAGACTTTTGGCAAAAACACAAGACCTTTATATGTTGATAATTTAATTAAAAATTCTTTTTCACTACAAGAATTTAATAAATCAAAATTTAATTTTTTATCTTTACAAACTTTTATCGCTAAATCTGTATTCTTTATTGGATTACTTGAATTCATAATTGCAAAAACGTTGTTTTTTTCATTATAAGATAATTCTTCAATAAAGTCAAGTCTTTCTTGCGACCAAAGTGAACACCCTATATTATAAACGTTTTCGATATTTAAATTATCTTCAATTACTTTTTTACACACATTACTTAAAACTACAACTGCATGAGCCTTACGATAAAAATCAATATTTATCAAGTCTTCTTTTGGTGCTACGAAATCTAAGTATGAACTGGGGTCTCTTGTTTTTAAGTATTTGTGGTCGTGTTCATATATCAAATATTTTTTATTTTTTAAAGCTAGCTTGTGTTCGTGTTTTAAAGAAACAAAATTCGATACGATGAAAAAAGAACTGTCGATGATTTTTCTCGTTGAGATAGATGAGCAATTAATTTCTTCTACGCTATAGCCACGGTTTTTTAATTCATTAATTAAAACAGAATCATTGTTTTCCGCTCCACCATTAAGCTGTTTGTTGAAAAAATCAGATATAAAAACTATGTTCAATTTTAAATTATCTCAATTTCATCCAAATCTTTCTGCCATTGTTTTTGCTCTTCAGAAGGTAGATATTCTTTTATTGAATCTACAAAACAGTCGTACTGTTTTTGTTGTTCAAAATTTTGCAAAATCCACTTTTGTAGTTTTTTTGCTTGAGACTTATACCTACCATTTTCTTTGTACATTTCACGAAGTTTCATTTTATATGATCCTTGTTTTGGATAGGCCCATTTTGAATGCTTTTCTATCACGCCTTCCCACACAGAATCAGGAGATACTGGTTGTAAATCATAATCCACTTTAGCAAAATGAGGCCTACTTTTTACTTTTCCTTGTTTATTTTTTGTAGGCTTATAAAGAAAATCAATATGACCAGACCAATCGGTTGCTAAAATCGGTAACCCTGAATATGCAGCTTCAAATAAGGGCAGGCCAAATCCCTCGCCGTGAGTTAAACTTACTAAAGCTTTTATACTTTTATTTTTATATAAAGAGTGCATCTCTTCATCAGTTAAGTCACCATGCAACAAGTAAACTTTACATTTTCTATTTTCATATTTTTTAAGCATATTTTCTAACTGTTCGGTGACTGCTTGCTTGTCCATTAAACAGCCTCCTCTAATAAACGTTTTTACAACTAGACCTACTTCTGGATTGTCGATAAATTCTTCAACAAACCAAGTAATGGTTTGAAAAATATTCTTTCGTGGCCCCCATTGAGCTACTGTAAGAAAATTAAATTTTGTTGGCAAATCTAAGTCTATTTGCGGCTCTTTGTCATATTTTTTTACAGGATAATGTACTACTTCTATCGGCTTTTCACAACGAAATTCAGCTTTTTGGCCATTCTGTTTATTAATGCCTTGATACACACTATCAACAAAACCTTTTTTAGAGTGCTCAGAAATTGTTATAATCTTGTTAATTATCCTAGATTTTTCAATCCAAGTAGGAGATATTACATCAGTTTCAATGCCGGCGGTGACTCCAATATTAATAGGAGCTAGCTGCTGCCACTCGTTTGGTATTGTGACTTGAATTGATGCATCATATTGAGGATTTTGCCTGTTGTACAACGCAGTTTTTTTAACTAAAGAGTCAAACCAATCTCTTTCTTCGGAATTTTCCCAGACCCAGGCAGATTCACCCCAATTTAAAGGAACTAAGTAAAGATCTAAATCTTCTTGTTCTCTCAGAGCACGCAGAACAAATCGACAGTGCTCACCATATCCAGTTCTAGTTAAGGCTGGTCCTTTTACTAGTATTTTCATTTAAGCAATCTCCTTAATTGTCCATCTCTCGATCTGTTTACGAGTTTCCCAAGACCCCTCTTTTTCGTGGAGTTCAAGTAATGTATTAATCCAAGTTTCATTAAAATCTTTAAAATTATAATTTTTTATGACATGCTCTCGGCCGAGTAGACCCATTTCTTTTCTTTCTTTTTCGGATAAATTAAACATTTTCTCTAGCGCGGCTACGACATCATCACCATTTAATCTATCTTCTTGAATCCAAGGAATGGTCTGCGATCCAATAATTGCTTTTGAAGCGGGATAAACAGGAATACCAAATTCATTTTCTCCATCAGTTATTTGTTCTTGTAGACCTCCTGTCATATTAACAATGATTGGAGTCCCGCAAGAAAGTGACTCAAGAGTCGCAAGTCCAAAACCCTCGGCGTCTGATATGTTGATAGTACAATCAGCCATATTATACATTAAGGCTAGATTTTTTAAATCAACCTTTTGTTGACTAAATAAGACTTCACCATTAGTTAAACCAAGGTGGTCAATAATTGCTTGCAAGTCTTGACCATTTGGATCTTTTATTTCAGTGTGCATAACTAAACAAGCTTTATCGTGTCCCACTTTATCAAGAAACTCTTTAAACCAAAAAATTAAAGACCCTGATTGTTTTCTTCTTGCATTTCTATTGTTCCAAAAGAAAATAAATTTATCTGGATCGTAAAAATCACCGAATACAGATTTTCTATATTCTTGAATTAAATTTTCATTATTTTCAATTGGTTGAAATATTTCTTCATTAACAGCATGAGGAATATATTTAGATTTTGTATTGGGAGCAACAGTTTTAACAATATCATCTGTTACCTTTGAAATTGTCGCGATGAAGTCATTGGATTCATAAAATAATTTATTATAAGTGGGATAGGGGTAATTATCCCAAACGTGATAATAAACCATAGGCATAAGAGGTCTAATTTCATTTTCCATCTCCCATAGCCAACCCCAAAAACGAGGATCAGTCATAAACCAAAGAATATCTGGTTTTTCTTGTCTAATAAAAGACCGCACCATCTCTTTGTTACCATATCCATCAACAGGATACATAATCCAATCGTCACCATACTGATTTGTTTTGATTGGTTCATAGTTTGGGTGTCTGATTGCGCCACCAAAAGAGCGAATTTGAAACTTACCAGTTTTTAGTAACGCTTCACAAATATACCTAGTTTGAGTTCCAACGCCACTAGGACTAAGAGGCATATCACTAAGAGTGAAGACCTTAATTTTTTTATCCATTTAAACCTCATGAGCAATGTTTTGTTTTATAATATTCACACACGCCATATTTGCCATAGCAAGAAAGGCGATTCTTAACGTGATTACATTTATTGATATTATACACCGCTTTATTTAATAATTTAAGAGCGTTGCCTATTTTCTTTTCACCGTTTGTGACTTTGAATATTTCAACATTATTCTTTTTGGCTGTTCTTTTTAAGAGCGCAAAGTGAGTTACAATATCTTTATAATTCTTGTTGTGCTTTTTGGCCCAAAAGTGCTTATATAAAGTAAGCTGATACGTAATCATTTTATCAGTCTTTTTTCGACTATCCCAACCCCAAGAACAAGTCTTCCAATCAATTATGTGATATTTCTTGGTTTTTGGTGTATAGATAATTAAATCAATAAATCCTTTAAAATTTTTATCAACGTTTTTATTTTCAATACTTTGATATATTTTTTCTTCAACCGATACCATTTTAAATTCACCAAAATGTTTTTTAAGAGCAGGCAATATAAATTTAATTATATGTTTGCCTTGCTGTCTCATTGAATTTAAAAGATCTGCAGAAAACTCAATTTCTGCAGTCGAAGCTTTTACTTTTTGTAAATTTTGTAAAAATTCTTTTTCAAATGTTTGTTCAAGATCTTCAGACTTTTTATTTTGGTCATTATCATGAACTATTATTTCACAAACTGTGTGTAGTGCGGAGCCAAAAGCAGTGTGTTCATTACCTTTGAATTGTTTTATTTTATCAATATAATTTAGTTTGTGTTTCCAAGCGCAGGTCGTCCACTCTTTAAGTTCGGAGTAGGATATGTGAGACATTTATTCCTCTGTTGTTTTGTTTTTTGTTGTCTTTCTTTTTTTGGTTTTTGTTTGCTTTTTTAAACCAGAAGACAACGAAGCTTTATTTTGTTGGTCGTTTTTAGGAGACTCAGCTTCTATTATCTTGTTTATTTTAACATTTTTCTTTAAAATGTCAATAGATTTTTTCTTAAAAACACAAACACCTTTACTGGAATTATATTTTAATTCTGTTAAACTTTCAGATGGTATAAAATCTAATGTGTCTAATTCATTTTCTTTTGCTATTTTTGCAACAACATCTTTTACAGAAAAAACAACATCTCTAGTCTTAAAATTCATTGATCTTGATCTTTGAGTTCCGATATCGGCACTAACATAAAAATATTTTTTTTCGTCATCCTCTATTACAGAGTCTATATTAATATTCACCATTGTTATTTCTCCCAAAATTAAAAAACTGTTCTATTTTTTGAAATAAGACCGGACTGATTTCTTTTAATTTTCCAGCACTACGTAATAAATAGTTTTCAAAACCATTTGCCCAGTATTCTCTTAGAGCAGTAGCGGCGTAGGGAGAATAAAACAATTCAGAGGATACCGCTCTTAGTTTATCATATCCTATATTTTTATATAAATGCTGGTCAAAATCGTTATTGTATTCTGGATTAGCATATGCTTCTAAGTCATACTCTTTATCGCCAATAAGATAATATAAATACTTTCGTTTTGCCACGAACTCTCTCTCTAGCCGGCCGTCGCCATATATTTTATTCTCATAGGCTTTTTCTACAGCATGAGCTAGTTCGTGAACAATGTCATCTAATAAATCTCTTTCACTGTCTTGATCTGGTGAAAGATATATGGCACCATCCTTGTACATTGCATTATATTCACGGTTGTCTTCAAAAAATTCTTTTACGTAGCCAACAAAAAAAGCATCAACATTATCAAAAAAATATTCTGGCACCAGTGATTCAATTTTACTTTTTATGTATTCTAAATTAATTTTATTTTTAAAAGGTTGAGAAAAAACAAAGGGTTTGCCATAAATATCAAATTGTTTAAAATTTGTTTTAGATTTCTCACTACCCTCTGATATGTACTCTTTCAAGCTTTGCCCTCAGACTTATCTACATCGTTTATTGCTTGCCGATAACCACGAATAAAATTTTCTTCTGCTATAGGCATTAAAAATTCTGGAAATTCCTCTGCCATAACCTGAATAATCATCTCAACATTAACCTCGTCATTCTCAGGATTCAATCTTTCACCAACATAATTAACCAGCCACTTTTTCATATCATTAACCGGTTGTACTGGTTGAAATAGATCTGGATTTTCGTTCTGTACAGACATAATGTCCTCCTTTTTTGCATAAATATAACAGATATTTAGAATAATTTAAAGTATTTTAGACGCAATTGTAG